AATATGCTTATCATATTTGGGACGAAAGTGTTGGCGTAGATACTTTTTTAAAATCAATAAAAGGTAAATATAAAATTTTTAAAACGGACATTATTGCTCCAACTATGTACATAATGAAGTTAAGTTAAGTTATTGTTTTTTGTTAAACTAGTTATACGTTCCATTATTTTATATTAAGTCTTCGAAGATGGCTAAAATTATAAACGATTAAAATTAAGATGGTCTTTTTGTTCTTTGGAACTTTCCCAAAATACAATTTTGTGTTTTATGATGTGCTTTTAAACTTGCAGTTGTTTTATAAAGTTTTTGGTTACATGGACACACCAAATTTAAACTGATTTGACAGTCGTGAATTTCCATTTGTTACTTGTTGTCTGATAAATATAAACAGAGTTCTTTAATACATTTATATCACTTTTATTACAAAACATTTCATTCCATTCTATCACACCAATAGTGTAGTCTGTAAATATTTCACAAGTAATTTCACATCTGTACATACTTTGATTTATTTTATTTGCAATACTATTTAATTTTTTTGATGTACCTTTTGGACTACATGGAGTTATAAGATGACAACTTTTTATATCGAGATCTGGTAATTTTAATTTAATATAATTTTTAATAAGATCTATATCTTTTTTTGATAAATTAGATAAATCTAATTGTTGTAACATGCTTTCGGATGCATCAAAATAACGATATTCTTCAGATGCAACTATACATTCTATACCAGGTAATAGATTAATACATTCTTGATATGTATTATATTCACATGAGTCTTTTGATACCATTTTTTCCTTTGAAAAATTAAAAATTGATTTCAAATTTGAAGTAAAATTTTTATTTTTTGTTGAATCGATATAAATTTCGATACCATTTTTCCCAATAACGTCTTTTATTAAAGGTATTAGTTCAATTGGATCTAAAATTATTGGAAATATAAAAAAATATACAGAATAATCATCAACAAGAATAGTATTTTCTGTAGTTTTTACCGAATTAATTACAACTGAACAATTTGGATCTTCTTTTCGAGAAATTGTAACAGTTTCTTTTAATTTTGCTTCAATAAAACTTAATTTACTTTGACTTAAATTCATAGATAAATAAATTCTTTTTCCTTCTGATACTATATCGTTAATTAAATTTATTAAATTATCTATGTTTTCGTTATATATTTCTTGATCTGTGTCAAAAATATCTATTAAATTATAATCTAAAACATTTATTTCATTTAATTTAACAATTTCAAATGTTTCAAGGTGATTAATTTCAAATATTTTACAATCAATTGAACTTAACATATGAATTTTATTGTGTTTATTTAAATTTTTTATAATTGTATTTATTCTGCGTTTATTTACTTTAAAAAGTTCTGTTAAAATCATTTCTGTCCATGCAAATATAATAACAGAATTTTTTACATCAATATTTTCAAGAGTTTCAAGATCAGAATAAATTGCATTAATGTCTTTTATAAGATCATCCAGCTTTAATTTTGGTAAAATAACAATTACAGATTTTTTAAAATAATTTTGATATATTGCTTTAAGACTTTTAACAAAATCGAGATTATAATTTCCATAATGTAAAATTCCAGATTTTTCAGAATTCTTTGTTATATCAATTAAACTTGGGTATTTATTAAAAAGATTAAGAATATCCATTTCTATGTACTTATAAAGCATATTTATTTAAGTCAATTTAAATATTGGTACGGAGTCATTAAAGCTTATTTCAATTTTATTCCAGTTTTCTTTAATTTCCTTTATTTTTAATTCAATTGGGTCGTCAGAATATACGTTAGTTAACCATAGTTTACGTGGATAAATTATTTGTTTAATAAGTTGATTTTTATGATTATAATAATTTTTTGAATACCCTCTTGTATATAAATAAGTTGGTTTTATAAACATTTACATTTAACAAATAAAATAAAATAAAAGTAAATTTAAATGAATAAAATGAATAAAATGAATAAAATGAATAGTATACTTGCTTTTTTATTTTTATGTATTCCAGCTAGATTATTTCTTGCATACATTTCACGAATTATCCCAGATAAATATTTAAAAATATATGGAATACTATTACTTTTAATGGGATTATCATTTTTATATTTATTTATTACCAATTCAAGACTTAATGCTCCTGAAGCAGGTGGTAAAACTTGGTGGTCACAATTTAGAATTTTAATAGGATTTTTTTATATAACTGCGGCAATTTATACTTTTCAAGGAAATCGTAATTTAATTTGGATACCACTTGCAGCCGATATTATTTTTGGAATTGTTATTTTTGGAATACATCACAGAAATTTAATTTCCAGTTGATCCAAATCCTCCATGACCACGTTCGGTTTCTGAAAGTATATCTGTTTTTTCTATAACCACATTTGAACAACGTTCTAATATAAGTTGAGCAATTTTAGCACCAATTTCAAATTTATGAGTAATATCGGAATTATTAATAAGAAGAACTTTAATTTCACCACGATAACTTGAATCAATTACTCCTGCACCAACATCAATTCCTTTAACTGACATTCCACTGCGAGGTGCGATACGGAGATAAAAGTTATTGGAAAATTCTGTGGATATTCCAGTTGATACAAGTTGTCTTTTTCCTGCATAAAGCGTGAATGGTTCACAGCTAAATATATCATACCCAGCGCACCCTGGATCTGCTTTAACTGGTATTTTTGCATTTTTAGTAAGAAGCACTACTTTAAATGTTGTAAAGTTATTAATTAATGAATATAAACCATTAATAATTTTATTTCCAATAAAATTAAAAATATCCATTGATTTATTTTAAGCCTAAGCTTAAATTATTTATTTTTATTTTTTTAAATTAAATTTACTTTTTTTTTAAATTACAGTTGCATTAAGACGAGCTTCAGCTTCTTTTGCACGACGAAGATAAGTTTCATGATTATTTATCCATGTAAAATTTGTAGATATACCTGGATAGACACATTTATAAATTATTCCTGTTTTTTTTATATTTTCATTAAAATAAATTATTAAATTGGAAAACAATAAAAGTTGATCTATTATAAATGAATCTGGTTGTTTTACCTTAAGTTGTTCAACCATATTTCTAAATAAATCTGAACCTACATCTATAACCATTTGATAAATATTACGAAAATCTCTTACTTTTTCACGATTTTTTTCATTTAATTGAAGTGTTTTTTTAAATTCTGATTCAGATATTTTATCCATAAGATATCTTACACGTAAACGACGTTCTACTGCTTGTACATCGACATGATTTTGTCGTAATTCATGATGTTGAATATGAGTAATGACATTATGGATATTGTAAATTAATGTAAGTGTTTCTGTTTTTAATATTCTTGATAATTGTGTCCTAATTGTATATAAATCAGGAAGACCTCCACATGGTATATCACGAGGATTTCTTGGCATAACACCTCCATTTTGAGATCGCATATAATCATAATAATGAGGGTTATGATTAACACCTGTATCTATAGTTCCTTTATTCCAACTAAAAGCAGTATGACAATCGGGGCACCACATAAGATCGCATCCTGATATCTTGCATATCATAGTTCCACATGCAGGGCACGGTTTTGTATCTTTATTTAAAAGTTCCATACTGGCAACATTTTCAGGTTTACAAATATGTTCATCTTCTTCCATATTTTCATTACATTTATTACAAATATTAGTTTCACAAAGTCCACATTTCCAACGATGACTTAAGAAACCCTTACACTCATTCATAGGACACTTTCTTATAAATTTTTTACGAACTATTTCACTACTACCTTCTCCAAGTGTATTTACAACATTTCCATTATTATCAACACGTAAATTCCTGACTTCATTATAAATTTTATTAATATCAGAATCTTTAGATTTTAGTAATTTCATTATTTCTGTTTTTTCAGCTTCAATTTTTTTTACTTGATTATATAATTTTTCTTTTTCTTTTTCTAACATAACATAAGGTTGAGTTTCAGGAATTAAACATTTCTGTCGATCCAATAGAACAGTTTCACGATGAGTTTTAAGTTCTGTATTAATAAAAACTTTAGTACAAGCATCATTAAGAAAATCACGTGTAAATATTTTTTTACAGTTCATACAATTGGGGTCCTGTGAACTTTCCATAAGATATTTCTGAACACATGTTTTACAAGCTGAAAAATTACAATATCCACAAATAATATTTTTATGATTACTTTTGTTAAGTTTTTCGCAACATATTGAACAATCTTCCATTCTTTTTTATTTTGATTCCATTTAATTTTTTAGGTATTTTTATAATTTGTAAAATTTTAATTGGTAAAATTCTGAAAAATAAAATAAATTATTAATGTAAAGAACTTTATGGGTAATATTTCACTAAACGACTTTTGCTGGAAAAGTTATTTAAACTTTAATGAAGATCTTAAAAAAGCCGGTATTGATACAAAGGAAAAAGCATGGAGACATTATTTTCGTTTTGGAAAAAATGAAAATAGAAAAGGGGCAAGTGCAATAGAATCTACCATCAAACCAGATGATAAATTTGTTAACGAACTTTGTTTAAAATCGTTAATCGAAAATATGGTTGTTGAACCTATCGTTATTGACATCGAACCTATCGTTATTCACATCGAACCTGTTGCCGAAGTTGAACCTGTTGTTGAACCAGTTGCCGAAGTTGAACCTATTGTTGAACCAGTTGCCGAAGTTGAACCTGTTGTTGAACCCGTTGCCGAAGTTGAACCTGTTGTCGAAGTTGAACTTAATATAGAAGAATTGGAAGAAGAAATTGAAGTTGAAGAATCTGAAGAAGAAGCTGAAGTTACCGAATCGGAAGAAGAAGTTGAAGAATCGGAAGAAGAAGAAGTTTAAATACACGACCGTTCTTCATTTATACCAAATTTTATAAAATGTCTCCAAGCTTGTTCTTTAGTTTTAATTTTTTTTAAATCGTTATAGTTTGATATATATTTTTTCCAATCAAAACTGTTAAACTGAATAAATTTATGTATAATAATTTTATTATTTAATTTTTCATCGTAATCATAAGTTATACGTTTTATAGGAATGTTATATATTTTATTTATATAATAAACAAATCCAGAAATACCATTGTTATGTGTAAAAATACTATAAGTATATATAATAGATGCGTATCTCATAATATAAAATTCTAATAAAGTATCTTTTATTTTATTAGAATCTGTATTATACCCTAAGTGTATAATCTTTGTATCTAGTGTAATGAGGTTATTTGTTTTTAATTTAATTTCTTTTTTAAATGTTTCTGAATCAGTAATAAGTAAATTATTAACACCGTTATTTTTAATATTTTGTAACATTTTTATAAAAATGTTATAATCTGTATTTTTCATTTTAGATTTTTCAATATCACCTAACCGAAAATGAAATATATCAAATTTATCAAATTTATTTTTTAACATAATTATTTCATTATTAAATAATTCATTTGGTTCCAAAATAGTTTTAATAAAATTTTTGTCGTCTTCATTTAATTCGTCATTGTAAAAATCATTAGTTAAAAAATAAATAACATCATTTTTGTTATTAATGACATATTTTTCAGAACCACGTTGATCTACAAATAAAATATTATCTTTATTTGATTTTATTAATTCGGAATATTCATGATTATGTTCTTTAAGAAAATTTGATATAGGATGTAATTGGTAATCTACGATTAATCTAAAATTTAACTTTTTAGATAATTGATATAAATGTATAGTACCTCTTATAAGATCACCTAACCCCCAATAGCCAGATGTATCTTTAAAATTACGATCTTTTACAATTTTTTGAGTAAATACTTGTATAATAGTTTTCATTAAAATAATAAAATATATTATTATATTAAATTAATATGAATTATAATGATAATTTTATGTACGATTACGATAATCTTGTTAAAGAAGATATATACATAAAAAAAATAGGTGCTATAAATATATTATTTATTGGTGGATGTAGAAGTTTTGCATATGCTATATATTTTGAAGATCTATGTGAATATAACCCTTGGTATACAAATGCACAATATGGAATATCTGCTATAGGTGTACATTTAATTAGTTATCTTAAAAGAAATATAACTAAAAACATGACTACCGTAATTGAAAATGCTGATATAATTGTATGTGAACAAATAAGAAACTATAGTTTTTTAAATACCAGTACATCTTGTGAAACAAATTTATTTAATAGTTTTAATTTAAAAAAAAATTGTAAAATTATAAATTTACCCAATTTAGAAATTAAATCTAATTTATTAAGTTTAAGTGAATATTGTAAAATTTATTCATTCAATAAATTAAGTAATTATATCAAAGAAATACCTAATTTATTTATTACATATAATCATCCATCTAATAATTTATTAGTAGAATTTATGAAAGAATTTTTTGAATTATATTTTCAAAAGATATCAGATACAGATATATTAAATTTATCTAAAACAAAAATATTTAATTAAAAAATTAAATAATCGGCATGAGATAATTTAACTACATTGGTATAATTTAATTCATATAAATAATCAAGAGTTTTATTACAATTTATTTCAGTTTTATGAATTTCTATAAAAATGATAGGTTTAAAAGTTGTTATAGTTTGTTTAAGACCCTTTAATACTTCTAATTCATGACCTTCTACGTCAATTTTTATAAATCCAATATTTTTAAGACCTAATGTGTCTCCAACTTTACAATTTATTTCTAAACCAACCTCAGATGTTATTCTAAATGATCCAAAATTATCTTTAACTGAATAATCTGCATTCATATAAAATGTACTTTCTTTATCCGATAATCCATAATTAAATGTTTGTACGTTAAGATTAAATGTATTTATTTTTAAACATTCGTAAATTTTAGGTTGTGGTTCAAATGAATAAATGGTGGTATTTTTAAAAATATTTCCAAAAACAACTGACCATATTCCTATATTTGCACCTATGTCCATAATATTTAAAGTTTCTTTATTTTTTGATTTAATTACATCAGCTATATAAGTTAAATAAAATCTTTCATATAATATTCCAGATCTCAATGAATCACTGATACATGTATCATCTTTTAAAGTAATAAATTTAAAATCTTCACATATTATAATTTCCTGTGTATCATTTGGTAAATTATCAAAATAATCAATTGGTTTAATTAATTTACAATCTTTATAATAATAATTATGTATTTTTTCCACATTTTCAAGTAATAATAAATTTATATCATTAACTTTATGTAAAAAATTACAAGTTAATTTAATTTGGTCAATAAGTTCGTTTTTTGGAGTATGTGACCAAAATTGTTTGCTAAAATTATAATTTTTTTCTTTTGAAAATACAAATGAAATATTTTTGTTATTTTTTAAAGCATAACTTCCCATAATATTGAATTCGGAAAATCCACAATTTTTATAAATTCGTAAACATCCACTAATAAAATCTGATTTTGTTTTTGAACTGATGTGTTCTCTAATTTCTGGAAGTAAATGTCTTGGATAAATATATGGAATAGTTCTCATAAGTTCATATTCACTCAATAAATCAAGTTTAATTAAACATTTTTGCCAACATTTTGCCTCACCTACATCTTTCCAATAATCTTTTAATATAACTGCGTTACCATTTTCAAAAAATATATTTACATTCATAAAATTATAAAAAATTAAATCACTATCAACATAAAGTATATATTCTGCATCGCTAAAACAATCGGCTGATAATTTACATATTTGTTGACCACAGTAATCTACTTCATCTGGGAAATCATGAGTTTTAAAAACTTTTTCTGTAGTTATATTAACTTCTTTTAAAAGCAAGTCATATTCTTTTTCCCTAACACATATAATTATATTATTATATCCAGAAACGTATTTTTTAATACTTTTTAAACAATAATCAAGTAAGAAAAAATCGTGTTGATAGGTTCTTATAAAAATATCAACGCTCATTTAAATTATATATTATTTTAAAAATAATAAAAATTTAAAGAAATGTTTAATTTAAATTTAAATGAGTGATTTTTTTATTAATTTAAATTCTTTTATCTTAAATGATTTTACAAATGGTATTTTTATCGATGGTATTTATTTATTATGTGTAGGAGAAATATACAATTATCGTCAAATTTCCCCAAAATCTAAGTCTGAATACGAAAGTATAATTCATTATTATAATCATTATGACATTGAATATACACTTAATATGTTAGATGGTGATTTTAGTTTTGTACTTTATGACACTATCAAAAAAATATTTATTGTTGCACGAGATCCTTATGGAGTTAAACCACTTTACCAACACGATTTAACATTTTCAAGTTCTTTTAATAAAAACTTTAAAGATTTTAATGAAATTAAACAATTTGAACCAGGTACTTATAACATTTATTCTGTGGATTCGTTAACGTTAATTAAAAGTAAGTGTTATACTTCTTTTGGATTTTCTAAAATGATATTCAACAATCAATTTGACATTTACGGAATTATTTACCAATTGCTCGTTAATTCTGTTAAAAAAAGAATTGATAAATCTAAAAATAATGTTTGTTTACTTTCAGGTGGCCTTGATTCGAGTCTTATTGCCGGTATATTAAAAAAATTTATTCCCAATCTTGAAACTTATACAGTTGGTTTAGAAAATTCCGAAGATCTCATTTATGCTCGTAAAGTCGCTGATCATCTTAAAACAAATCACACCGAAATAATTATAACTAAACAAGAATTTCTTGAAATTAAACAAAAATTTTTTGATATTAAAATTACTGATGAAAACTATGAAATAAAAGATTCTAATGTATTTATTCATAAATTAAAACATATTTCTGGAAATGTATTTGTAGGATGTGGTGCCAATGAACTTACAGGTGGATATACTCATTTTAAAAATTATACCAATGAAAATGATTTTGACTATGAATGTAAAAGATTGTTAAATTGCATTCATTTAAATTTACCAAATTATTCCGATTTAAAGTTCCCATTTTTAGATCGATCACTTATTCAAACTTATTTATCAATTCTTCCTGAAATCAGGTCACATGTTTTTAACAATCAACCCGATAAATTTTTACTTAGAGCGACATTTGAATTTATCGATAAAGATATTATTCCAATTGAAGTTTTAACGCGTTCAAAATTAATTTGAACAAGTTTAAATTAAAATATTAGAGTATTAAAAGAATGAGTTGTAATCTTAAAAATACTGAAACTTTATTTAATATTATATCAAATATTAATAAAAAACTTGGTGGTAATTGTTTTCTTAAAGGTGCATATGTATTTGAAGATCCTGAAAATACAATTTTCAATTATCTTTACGATAAAAATAATTGTAAAGATATTACACGCGATAGAGGTACTAAATGTGCAACGAGCCATGATTGGTTTTTTAATGATAAACGTTTTAAACAAATTAGAACTGGAAAATCTACAAAATATACAGTAGAAAGTAATGATTTTAATAAAACTACTTTTCTTGGTAAAATAAAAAATTCTATGTTTGAAAAATTATTAAAAAGTGGGTTTTTTTTATCATGTGATAATAAAAATTTTGAACCAGCAGTAATGTTATTTTTTCCATTTAAGTTAAAAGATAATAATGGTGTAATAAAACAATATTTATATTTAAAATTGGAAACATCTCGCTGTTTTGGAGCCGCACATGTAAAAGACTTTATTGAATTTCAAGCAAAAAAACGATTAAAAAAATCTCAAAAAGATACAATGGCAACAAGAAGAGAAGATCAAAAATATACACCATCGTTAAAAGCAGCTGACGATCAATTGTATTCAACTTTTAACAATATGAATTTTACAAATAAAATAAATGATTATAATGAAAATATTAGAACAGGAGCAGAACTTTTTATTCCAGTTGAATTATATAATAGTATGAATTTTATTGATAAATTTAATCAAGTTAAATTAAAACCAATTAAATTAAAACCAAAAAATAATAAATTATTTATTTTATTATTTATTTTATTAATTATTGGTTTATTTATAATATTTAAAAAAAAGTAAATTGAAATGGCAACTGTCCCATTTGGAATGAGAAACGCATGCGATTTTAATTCGAATAAGCAACACCTCCCATACCTGAAGATATCCTGAATAAATTATAATTAATTGCATATAGATCAATGATATCCATTTGAGGAACAACTCCTCCACTTATTCCAAAAGTAGTACTTCTTACTAAAGTTGATACATCAATTCTACTAAAATTACACGTCCCGCTTGGTTGATATTCTTCAGGTTTTAAGGCAAATGAATAAACTGCAATACAATCTGGAAATAAAACTGAACCAAAACCAGTATGAGCTTCCCATACTTGATTTCTTGTAAAATACGTAATATCTCTTGCACTAAAACGATCAGCTCCATTTAACACCAATCGGTAATTATTTGGATGATCTAAAGTACTTGGTGTAAAACCTGAATTAGGTGATCCTCCTCCAGGAATAACTGATTGTCTTGGCTGAGATGCATCAGTAGTTCCTACAGGTAAACTTATAGGAGCCCATACAAGTTCTTTACAAGGATGGTTAAAACTAAGTTTTATGTTAACATCGACAATATTTTCATTTATCTGTGTTTGATCAATAAGATATTCATGTGAATTTTGTGCAAATTGTCTACGTTCTGTAGTATCAAGATACACAAAATCAGCATAAACGGCAAATCTAGCAAATTCTTGACCAGTGGTTTTAGTACCTGTACGGATCATAGCCATTGGTGCTAAATTTATATAAAATTTTACTTCGTGGTATTGCAATGCAATTAAAGGTATTGCCAGTCCAGGATTTTTACAAAACCAAAATTGCAATGGAACCCATGCATACTGTGGGGCACCTATATTTGTAGTAACATTAATCTGTGATCTATGTGTATATGCCATTCGATTATATTTTGTTGTTCGTGGAACCATTTCTGTAGTTGCATTATCTCCTGCGACTGACGGTGAGTAAACAGTTCCACCTGAATTATTTAATCCATTGTAGTATTCACCAGGTCCACAGCAATATGTATCAACTGCTCCTTGGTCACCTGAAGTATTTGGTTCAGTAAGATAGATCCAAATAGTCATCCATTTTCCATAATGTCTATCTATAGTTTGTCCTCCAATTTCTATATCAACGTAATCTATTAACGCATGCCCAACATTAGCCCCAATTGTTACAGGGGTACTTTCTAAAGGTATTCCCGATAAAAGGTCTATAGGTGAATATTCAATCCATATTTTTTTAAGAAGATCTCCATTTCGACTAATTGTAAGAGTTACTCGTGAACCGAATTGCGGAGTTGCCAAAACATCTTGTGGAATACTTTCAACTGCGAAATTTGTATATCGACGGTAAACACTTTTAAAAAAAGTTATTTGAGGTTTTCCTGTTAGATAAATATCTTGGGCGCCATAAGCGACCAATTGCATAAGTCCTCCTCCCATCTTTTATCTTTTGTTATTTATAAACATTTTATTTCTAACTTTAAACCAATTTAATTTAACCATGTATATGGGCCTTCTCCATTCAGTTTAACACTTGATTTAAGTGGTTCAACGATAATGTTACCACGTTTAGCATAAACAGTCCAATAGAATTCACATTGTTCTCCTGGTAAACAATATACTTCAAATTTACCATTAAAAACTTTACCTGCACCAAGCATTCTCGGTTTACCAATTGGAGTTAAATTTACTGTAAAATCTGTAAAAGGAAAAACGTAATCAGGTAATTTAATAATAACACTTTGTCCAAATGTTATTTCACCGATACCACGGTAATAAACACTGGATTCTGGTCCTTCTAAACAAGCATGAACAAGATACTTATTTTGGTCAATTGGGTGATCAATGACAAAAGTTTTTGAAGTTGTCGTAGTTGCAGTTGAATATCCAATTTCTCCATTAAGTATATCGTACATTAATAAACTTGGTGTTGCTGAAAATGCAGTTGAATTGGCAATACGTATAGGTGTTGCAAAAAATCCTGGATAAGTTGCATTTAAAACACCACTGGCAGATATACAAATACTACCT